GCGGGTCTTGGCTTCCGGCAACTTCATGGCCGCAAAGCGAACGTTGAAGTCTGCAATGAAGGCCACTGCCGTGGGGTCGGAGGCTGCAATCCCGGCCACGCCCATGAGTTTCAACGTGTCGATGAAGTCCTCGACAGTGAGAGCGCCGCCAGCCGAGCGAGAATTAGCAGTGTTGGTGATGAGCGCCAACTTGCGGAAGCCGTCGAAAGACAGGAACACGTCATCAGCTGCGGGGGTGCCTGCCACGTCGTTAATATTCTTGTTGGCGCTGGTTTCCACATCGCCGTCAATGAACAGGTGTTCGATGACTTCGGCGCCGGAGGTCGCCAGTTTTTGGCGCATTTCGGATGCGAACGGGATCAGGCTATCCTCGACCATTTCACCGGAGTACATAATGCGGGCTCCGATCTTTTTGGTGGAGATGAGCTTATTACCGGTCGCGGCCTGAGATGCTTTCACGGTCGCGTCCGGGGTTCCGGTCGTTGCATTTGCCGCGGTCGTTTCGGCAACCATGTACCAGGTCGGGTCAGCACCTTCCAGAGGAACATACTCGGAGGCGTATCCATCGGGGATGATCTTGGACGGCACACGGCTCACGATCACATTCGCGGCCCGGATCTGCCGCCACAACTCGGATGAATACGCCGTGCCTACCCAATCCGCACCGATCAGGGAACCGCCGGTATACATCGGGTCAGTTGCGGCTTTGACAGCCGATTCGATGCTCGCCATATCGGCTTTGATGCCGGTATGGGCCGCGAAGTTGTTCTTCATGTAACGGACGGACTTAACCGCCTCGTTATCGCCCTCTTCCTTCAGTTCTCCGATCTTGAGCGAAAGCGCCTTGAATGCAGCGGCACTGACGGGCTTGTTCTGGCTGTTCAGTGTGTCGATTACCAGTGCGGTTTCAACCGCGTCCAACTCGTCGTACTTATTGGTGTCGTGGAACTGGGTCACATACGGCGCATCGGCATTTTCGAGCCTGCGGTGCTTTGCGGCCTCCGCTTTCACGGCTGCGGCGACGGCTTCCTGCTTCTCGCGCTCGATGCGGGCGGCGTCCTCTTTCTCGGCCTTTTCAGCTTCGCGCTGGCCGTCCAGGCGGGCTTTGAGTGTGGCTGCCTCCTGGTTCAGTTTTTCCAACTTTTCTGTATCTTCCTCGGAAAGGTTCTCGACGGCGACAAGAGCCTTGATCGCCTTACGGACCTCTGCGAGTTTATTTTCAAGTTCGTTCATGGTTCAATCCTCCAAATACTTCTTTGTTTTGGCTAAAATAGCCTTTGAATGTGTTTTGACCGCACGGGTCCTCGCACGCTTTGCCGCCTCGTCGGCTTCTGGCAAACCGCCGTCATCGGACCCCAGGGTCGCATCAGGGAAGGGGATACCCGCTTCCCTGTAAGCTGCCTTTATCATCGGGAGCGCCACTGCATAACTATTGACCGGCCTCATGTTTGAATTCAGGTCAACCAGCGTTAGCTCTGCAACCGGCCACTCTAAAATCGTTCCATCCTTCGCCTTTCGGACTAGATGGTTGATCGAGCCGGAGGACGCGGCCAGCATCCCGTTTTTCGCCGCCTCCCACAGACCTGCAATGACCTTCTTGGACTTATCAAGGACACCCCTGAACCAGTGGCCGCGCTCGTCTGTCCGCAGGTATTCAGCTGTGCCGACATACACGGGCTTCCCGCTGGGTTTGCCTGTCTGCGGGTCCATCCCATGAGCCAGGACCAGGGGGATCGTCTTGTACACGTCCAAATACAAGTTTGACTCAAGCGTAAATCTCTCTTTGTCGGCGTCGCGGCCGTTGTTTGGCCCGCCGAACGGGACGCCCAGGATTTCCAGGTGATACTCATCCCCGGAAAGGATCGCCTTGACTACCGCCATTGTTAGGTCATCATTCATTACGCCTCGACACGTTTACGAGCTTTCTCACCTGTGAAATTAACGAAAAAAAGCGGCACGCACAGAAATAGAATTCTGTACGCACCGCTTTTATAGACTTAAAGCTTATAGTGCTTGTTTGTGTCTGGCCGCCGATTTTACTGGTCGGCGCGCCGCCCGGACACGGATATATGCGGGTTATTCAATTGGCAGGGATTATAAAACTGATGTTCTAATCCGTCAAGGAAACGTGTGTACTCATTTCATCAAGCAATGCCTGTCCTTTGCTGGTCAGCCAGCCAGTTCTAAGCGACACGCCGTAATCAACGGTAACTATATAGTTGATGCACACGCCCCCTAATCCTCATCGTCAGGGTCATCGGTTGGTTCGTTGGTTCGTTCGCTTTCCTGTGTATCTTCGGCGGTTTGGGCTTTAACGGCTTCGTTTTGCAAAAACCCGCGCCTGATAAGCTCATCACGAATAATCACGGCTGCTTGTTGTGCCATGTCGCGGTATTCTGTGCGTGCTAGCCGTCCTAGGGCTATCGCGTGCTGCTCGTCAAGCATTATTGGGAGTTTAGTCATCATGCTGTCTTTAGTCTCCATCCTTCAACTTCCTTTCCTTCGGCGGCTCCGGTATTAACAGGGGCAGGCTATACCCGTCTTTAAGTGCGGCTTCACAGATAAGTCTGTATTCATCAATTGGAACAGGCTCTCCATCTCGGTGGGGAATTCCGTTTATAAAAACCATATTGTCAAATTCTGTTTTCCAGTTCATCCAGCTTCCTTTCTCCAGCAATTTAAACACTTTTCCCTGTGGCTGTCCAGCGCCTTCCACCTCCGGGCGTCATAGATAGCCCACGCCACAGCGCACAGATGGATAAAGGTCATTCCCAGTGCCATACTGTCGGTACGTACTTATCGCCCTCACGCTCGCGCTTCAATACCTCCGACTTCAAGTTTGGGAATTTCCTATCCGCTATCTCCTCCGCAACCATGATCCACCATCCATCGTTAGGACATAGGTAATCATAGCCCGGCGGCACAATGCCAACGTTCAACTGCTCAAATCGAAAATCCCGTTTGCATTTCGGGCAGACAAAAACCAGCCCTGTCAAATGCTTCTTGTTCTCGGCTTCCAAGCCGGTGAAGTCAGAGTGATAATGCGTCATTGTATTACCTTTCTTTCAGATATTCTTTCACTTTAGCCCGTGCGTGCCTGAAAGCGCCTTTCAGGTTCGACTCCACGATTGCCATCCTTTTCCGCCAGCCAACTAGCGCAGGCTGCCGCGCCTGGAATTTGTCGTGGAACAGCCATTTCGCAGACTCTTCTTTATTCTCCAGTGTGTAGCCGTAGCCTTTATGTGTTTCCTTCATAAACCAGCCGCGCTGGGTCTTACCGGTGCGCCTGGGGAAGCCGGGCAGGATATGCCCGTCACGCAGGGCGGCGAAGAACCATCGGCGCTGCTTGTCGGTCTGGAACGGCTTGCCGTATGCCTTCGTGCGTGTCACGAATTTATACGGCGGGTAGTGCTTCAAGCCGTGCCTGCCGTCGCCAAGAATATATTCGGAGATGGCACGGATGGCGATCTTGACCGCGCCGTGTGCCACTGTAGACATATACGCGGCGACCTGCTTATGGTTGCGGGGGATGAAGCGGACGCGGGTCATTAGACGGTGAACCTCTCGCCTTCGTCCGTCCGCAAAAAATGTTCACACTCCCACCCCCCACAGTCCATTGAGGTATTACCCCGATACGGCACAAGGTTCCTCGCCAGCCACCATGACGCCCGGTGCCGCTGGCCTTTGAGCTGCACGCATGTGCCGTTTGTGGACTGGCAAATGTTGTCCTTGTCGCCATCCGGCCCATCAAATGTCAGCATCTTATTCCCGGCGGCGTACATCTTGCCCATGTTGTACGCGTCGGTGGTTGTGCGAACGTACCCGTCTGCCCGGTCAGATACCCATTTGAACCAATCGGCTTCGGGGTCTTTGCGCAGTTCTTTCGCCTGCTGGAACAGCGTGCCGATGTGGCCGAACTCAGCCTCCACCCTGGCGTTCAGCCACTCGAGCGCATCCCCCGATGCTGGCAGTTCCCCGCCGCCGTCTGTCCAGCCCAGGTCGAACGCGCCGCCCAGCGCCTCTACCATCGCCCGCCTGAACGCGTTGCGACTGGGCACAATGCTCCCGCCCTCCATGTAGGTGACAAGTGCCGATGTTATCGCGTCGTGATACTGTGCGCCGATGGCCGCAAGGTCGCCAGCCGCCTTGATGGCCCCGACCCGCTGGGCACGCAGGTACAGGCTGGGCGGCACTTCTACGCCGTGTTCGTCACAGTAGCGCAGCCCGGCGGCGATGTGGTCGGGCAGGGTGTAGGATGGGGCGGGGGTGATGGTCATTCTTTCTCTGTGGGTTTTGCCAGCCGAGCCGTCATAAAATCGAATAGCTCTTGCAGCGTGGCAAATACAAACTCTTCTGACTCCGGGTAAACCATCCCGCCTGCATAGTTGTGCGGCGCGCGAATTTTGTACCCGTTGGAAACAACTACAACCTCAACGTTCCACATTACATCGTTCATCGTTTATCCTTTCGGCTCGCGCTAGCGGCGGCGAACCACTACAAACTCGTCGTTGACAAGTGTTTCTGTATCGGACTCTTCGTTGACAGCAACGTGCTGAAAGCCGTCCGTGTCTACGTCGGCAATAACATCTACCTCCACGCCGAACATTTCAAGCTCTGCAACAACGTACCTGCCCGGCTGTATGCTTATACTTATTGATTTAATCTTTGAGGTAATATCCTCACCCGACTCTGTAAACACGCGGGTTTTCTTTGCCGAGCCTTCACTAACTATCCTTACTTTCATTTCTCATTATCCTTTCTGCATCTCCAATGCTTTCACGCCCGCTTCGATGCCACGCAGCACCAACAGTGGGTCAACGGCGTGAGACGGGGCCGTCTGCACACGCGCCCGGGCGCCGTCGAATACACCGGCAACCTCCGTGGCGTTCTTGCAGGTGGGCAGCTTCTTATTCAGATATTCCATGATATCGGCGGGTATCAAGCGGGTAGTGAACTGCTCATGCTTGCCCTTTGCCGCACTCAGGCGATTTTTCGTGAACCGTTCGTATCTCGCCAGTTCGCGGAAAAGTTCCTCGGATACCAATTTCGCCACCGGCCTCTCCTCCTCTTCTGGCTCCGGCTTTGCAGGCTCCTTATCCTGTGCGGGCTGACCGGGTACAGTAGGCGGTGCGGGCGGCTCCTGTATGCCGCCGCTTTGTGCGTTGATCTGCGATACGAACAGCTTGCCGCGCTCGTCGCCGATAGGATCATCCCCGTATTTCTCCGTACGGATCTCGTCAACCGTGTGGGTCTTGGAGTACTCCTCCTGCTCCCGCAGCACCAATTCCCGGTCCTCTCCGCGCACATCCTCGAACTGGCCTACCAGCCGCCGGGCTTTCTCGCTGCCGTAGGCGGGCAGGATCTCATTCGTGATCTTCTCGGCCATCATGACGTGCATGGGGTAGACGGTCAGGCGGTCGAACGATACCGCGCCGGTCTTGCTGTTGGCCTCCGTGGAGTTTTCCGAGAGCATCGAGAACAGGCCCGGAGCAAGCACTGTCCATATTTCCTCTTTCGTGAACCGGCGCGCTTCCAGGAACTCCATGTCCTTTTGCGATACGGCGTTTTGCAGCCAGTTCACGCCGCCCTGACCGACGCCGCGCAGCATGAGCAGCTGCCGCTTTTCCGACGCTTCCCGCGTGTCGGCCTTGATCTTGTCCCACGTGCCCTGCTCGATCATCTGCTCGAACGTCAAAATGCCGGGCAGCCGGGCGTTATTCTTGCCGTAGAAATTCGTGCTCCACTCCTGCTGCTCCAGGTCGCCGCGTGCGGACCAGGCGATAGCCTCCAGCGCACTCAGGCCGATAAAGCGGTTGAACGGGTTGAAGCGCCGGTAATGCACGATCTCATGCGGCTCAAGGATCATCTCCACGCCGTTGCCGGGGTAGTAGTAATAGCCGCGCAGGTACAGGTTGCCGTCCGGTATCGGCTGGATCATATGCGACGGGATGAACCACATCTCCTCCGGCGCGTCCATCTGGCTCTCGCGGTTCAGCCACCAGTAGGCGTTACCCGTCAGCTTGTGCGAGATGAACGTCGAGGCGATAAATTCGGTGCGGCTGTCCAGTGGATTGGGGCGCTCCAGCAGGCTCTCGAACGGGTGGTTGGGGATGTCCTTCGGCTCCTTGTCGCCGATGACGCGCCCAACGTTGAACTTTGTCGTTGCGGCGTACTGCCCGCTGATCTCACAGGCAGACAGCACCCAGGACAGGCGGCGGTACATATCCGCCTGTGCTTCGTATACCGACAGATCGGGCAGGTTGAACTCGTTCGCGTCCGCCGTCTCCATCAGCCAGCGCGGCAAGTCTTTATACAGCGCCGCTTTGACAGCTTGCGCTATCGCTGCGTCTGCCTCCCGTTTCGTCATTAGTCCAAAGATGCTCATTGTTCCTCCGCTATACCGCGTCTACTAACTTTGTCGGGTCTGGTAACTGGATACCGCTTGCCACATAGCGCAGCGCGTCCAGGTGGTGATAATCGTTCTTGTTCTTGATCTTTTCTGTCGGCTGTCCGTTGTCGTCCAATTCGCGGCTATATGTGCCGAACTCATCGATAACACCTTTACAGGTAGAGAACACGAACAGCCGCTTTTCCTTGAGCAGTGCGGTTACCCGGTTGATACCTGCCTCAACATCGCTCACCGGCGGCTCGCCGATGTACCGCCCCGCCGCTGCCCAGTCCATGCGCTGCTGCCCCTCTGACTTTGCGCCGCCCCACGCCAGCAGGTTATTTTCGTTGTACTGCCTGACATCGTTTACATGCTGCTGGGTGGTCTTGTTGCCTTCCAATGATTCACGGTACAGGTAAAAGAGCAGGGAGGCGGGGTCTTGTGCGATGAATATCTTCGCCGTATGCACGGCTCCGAAGTCAACGCCCAGATAGCGCGGCCAGGATGCCGGAATATCGAAAGCCGGAATAATGTGGTTTTGCGAAAAGTCCTCATAGATCATTCCGGCGGGCCGCGAGAACTCGCCGTTATAGAACATCTCGAATTTCCAGGTTGGCAGGGTCCGCTTGGCTCGGTAGTATTCCTTGCGTGGAAAAGTCGGGTTCATAATGCTTTTGAACTGTATTACCTGAATATCAGGATCACCGGCCCGCCACGGATCGAATATTTGTGTCTTTAGCCAGCCCAGGTTATACGGTGTGGTGCCACTCAGTACCCGGCCTTGGAGCAGGGACAACCGGCGCAGGATGGCCTCCCACGCGCCGACTTTGACGTTATCCTGCCCGCACTCGTCGAACAACGCGCCTTTAGCGGTCGCCGATTCCAGGCCGCTCTCCGCATCTGCCGATCTCATGATGATACGGGTAAATAAGCGCGGCTTGTCCTGCTTCCAGATAGTGCGCTCGCCTGCCGAATATCCCCAGCCGAACAGGTGCACGAAATAGTTCTGCAACTCGGGTAGGAACTTCATCTTCAGGAGGTCGTAGGTTGCGGTCACTGCCAGGTAATCTCCTCTACCATGCCGCTGTATCTCACGGTCCAGCCATATCGGCTCATAACTCGTTTTGCCGCTCTGCGTACCCGCAATGATGAACACAAACCGCCGCTGGCTGTCATGTGCCCGCGTCTGGCCAGGGTGGAGCGTGACAGATAGTTTTGTGCCGTCATAATGCAGTAGCTCACTCATCGGCCTTTTCGTCTTTCTCGACCGTCCGTATGATCTCGATGATCTGCGGAGGCTGTAGTGGCTTGTCGCCGCTGGTCACGTCCAGGCGGCTGTTCTTCGGCGCATCCACGCCCAATATCTCGCAGCGCTTGTTTATGCACCACTCGACGCCCTTGAGGAACGCCGGGTTGCCGCTCTGTCCTTCACGCTTCCGCTGCTTCTCCAGCTTGCCGGGTTTATTCGGGTCATCGCCCTGCATCTTCGTGATCTCGCTTTCGGCGTCCTCCTGCGACCGCCGCCATGCCTGCCAGTACTCGACCTCCAGCGCGTCGACCTTCGCCAGCTCGCGGGCTTTGGCGTCGTTGATGTCGATGAGGGCCGATTTCATCCACTCGGCCCGTAGTGACTTCAAGTCTCGGCTGATAGTCGCCTGGTCTACCGCCTGCTCTACGGCAATTTCTGCCTGTGTGCTGCCGCGCAGATACGCCGCCGCTACCTTCTGGCGTCGTATAGCTATCTCGGTTTTTTTGGCAGTGTCACTCATTTTTATGCAGTCCTTAATATGCAGAATCAGTCTATTCCAGCCGCTTGATTTCGATACCTGGGAAGGCGTCCGCCATCCTCTGCAATGCTACGGCAATGTAGGGAGGCGAAATCTCCACGGCTCGACAGCGGCGGCGGAGGTTCTCGCAGGCAACGAGGGTCGTGCCGGAGCCGGAGAAGGGTTCGTATACAGTATCGTTTGAGTCGGTATATATTTTTATAGCCATATCTGCCAAATCAACAGACATCGCCGCGTCGTGACCTAACTTTTCCGGGCCTCCCGTTTCCCAAACTCCACTAGCGGAAATCTTCATATCCCTAACGGTCATACTAGGTTTCCCGATTGTGTAAGTGTGCAGAAATTCAAGTTCTGGGCAGCTTCTAGGTTGAGTCGTGACATAAATCGGGTATTGGGCGGGTCGCTTCCATGCTCGATAATCGAAAAACCTAAAACCGCTATCAAGGAAAGACCGCCAAACAAGATGCCATGTCAGCTCAGGGTGAACATAACTATCACCGAAGTTTATAAATGCAAACGAATCAGACAAAGCACCTAAAGAAGCAGCGGCAAAGTTATGAATTAGCGCAACAAAATCATCCCAGCTATTGTCTTTTTCGTACCCCTTCCCCACATGGTACGGGGGAGAGGTCAACATAAGCTGCGCCTTCTCCCTGCCTATCACCCGCGCCACTACCGCCGCGTCGGTGCAATCGCCACATATCAGCCGATGATCACCGATCTGCCACAGGTCGCCCGCGGAAACCTGCCATTTCTCCAGCAGTTCAGCGGCTCTGTCTATCTGTGCTTCAGCATCGGCCCCGCCTGCCTGCTCGCTGGCAAGCATCGCTTTCAGTGCGGTTGCGTCATTCTGCCAACCGCGCAGGGTCTCACGATCAAATCCCCACTCGCCAAGCTCTGCCGCGGACCACCCGGACAGCACATCCCACGACCACCCACCCGTCGCCGTGTGCAGCAGGACGGCGATCTTCCGCCGCTCATCGTCACTCAGGTACCGGCTGGCCTGCAGTACCCATACTTCGTACTCTGCGCCTTTGACGGGTAACCAAGACTTGACCCGCTGATGACCGTCGTACAGTTGGACCATGTTCTCGCCGTCAAACGGCGATACTGCCAGTGTTTGCGGCTGGCCTAATTCACGCTCGGACTTGACCAGCCGGTTCACCTGCGTTTTGCTCGACTGGCGCGGGTTCTGTTCCCACGGCTCTATCTGCCCCAGGCGTATCCGTACAGGCGTCCAGGTAATATCTGTCATCATTCCTCCGTCCTCACCGTCATCCCGCTATGCCAGATCAGCAGGTCGCCGGGGTACAGGACGATCTTCACGAACTCCGGCTCCCAGCGGATATGCAGCAGCCGGCCGCAGGTGGGGCAGTACCAGCGCTCCCAGCCGCCAAGGCGCTCGTCGATGGTCATGGTGTGGATATCCGGCGCGGCGTAGGTGTCAGGCATCGGCGCTCCTGTCCGCCGTCTGCTCGGATGCCGCATCCTCCGGCTCTATACACGCCTTGCACTGTTCATCAGGGACGACATAGGCCAGCATATTCAAGATCTTGAAGCTGTCTGTTTCGATATGCGCCTTGAAGTCGTCTATGGCATCGCTCAGCGGCTTAGCCGTACCTTTTTCAATCACATAAGAGTTAGCGCTAAGGTAAGAATGGTTACTGGACGGGTATTTCACGTCCGCAATCAGGACTACTATATGTTTACTCATCTTCGTTGTCATCCTCCGGCTCGCCGCCCAGCGGAACCAATTCGAAGCGGACACGGGCATAGTAGCCCGGCGGTACGCCCTGCTCGGTGCCGAACGTCCAGGTCTGCACGTCCAGGCCGGGCACGCGCTGGCGCATCTCCAGCCAGGCGATAAAGGCGCTGTCCACGTGGGCGGTGACGGTGCGCTTAGGCATCCCCGCCTCCGATCTTCCGTAACGTCTCGGCTATCACCGCATCGACCCATTCCTCGTTGCTCATGCGTATGTCGAACTCCACGAGTGGGGGAGTGGTACCGCCTGGATCACGCGGCACAGCATGATCAAGGCGGACACGGCGCGGCAGGGCTAACAGCCAACGCAGCAGCGACACGGCGTAGACGCCGAGGACGAAGCCGGAGGCGAAGAGGAGGGGGAGAGCAAGAGAGTTCATTGTTTTATAATCCTATTCAAGTCCAGCCCGCGGCGCTCGCACTCGTTGGCAAGGCAGTAATACCAGCGGTGGTGCTGGCTGCTCGGCTGGTCTACCTTCGCAGCACTCCAGCGGTGCATATCCCGCGTCAGCTCCACCAGCTTGCGGAGGGGGATAGCCGGCGGGTTGCTCAGGTGGTCGATAATTCTTGGTTCGTCTTTCATTTTTCCCTATGGCTCGATATAAATAATATTACCTGGAATGATATAAATTCTGCCGAAAGTGCTTCACAGCAGCCACCACAACAGCAGCGCCGCACACAGCAGGCAGCCCGGCAGACAGGCCGCGAGCCACCAGAGGGATACAGGAGAGCCGATGCGCTTGGAACGGTTGGTCATTCTATTGGTACGTCCCGTTCGCGTCATAGCCTGCCGCCTGCCACACGGCAAATGTAATTATTTCGTTTTCCAAGTTGAAGTCTCCGTCTGTGTATGCGTTCCGGTCAATCACGGTGCGTTGTTCATTCTCACCTGCCAGTAAAAAGATATTGGTTTGCTGCCCCGTGGATTGGTCGGTGACAATTGCAAATGTGTTATCGACAATTTCCAGGTCGCTCCACGAAAAGCCAGTTACACCGCTTCCCATCCCGGCGAAAGTGTTGCCAGAGACAAGCACCTGCCGAACATCATCCGCAGAATATCCATTGCCGATTTTGAGCCAGCTATTGAATGTGTTGCCTATAAAGGATACATTTGCAACATCCGAACCATGCACAATCACAGGCTTATCCACCGTGCAGCCTGAAATCAAATAATCATGGATATGGTTCTCGCTCTCGCTGTAAAAGTGCAGAGAGTAATACCCGCCAATGTCCGAGAACACGCAATCGGTTATCTCTCGCAGTCCGCCGTCGTTGTGGGTGTACATGCCATAAGAAGCGGTATGATGGATATTGCATCTCACAAGCGCGCCAGCACCGTTATAAAACCAATTGATACCAATGTGACCGCCTGAAATATCACAATCAACCAACCGCATCCCAGGGACGGCACAATACACAGGCAACTTGTTCGCGTCTGGCTGCTGGATGGTGATGTTTTGCCATGTTGTATACGGTTTCTGCAAATGCAAACCGCCTTGAATGGTTACTGTCTCACCTTCATACGCCTTGAAAATAACAGGCTTTGCCAGTGTGCCACCGACCAAAATTATCCAATCGCCTGTATATGTGCCGCCGCGCATGATGATCGTATCGCCCGGAATTACTTTCGGGGATACGATCACCTCTGCGAATGTCGCGGGGTTTGCAATTGTGCCTGTCATGGTGTTACATAAATCTCCATTGGTTCAACGTGCGAATCCAGCGTTGTTGAGTCGCTGCCCTCCACTAAGGGAAAGCCGCGTTGATGGCTGTTAGGGCTGCACCTGTGATAACTCTAGGCCATGCAATGATGTTTGATACTGCCCCACTCGCTCCAAGTGTCAGGAGTGAGCCAGCGGTAGATGTTGCAAAGTTAGTTGCGGATGTGTAATTAATTCTGGAAGTCTGCCCATCCGTTCCTTCACAAATCTGGATCGCTGTGCCATTGGCGCGAATAACAATCCTGTCACCATTGGCGATCACGCCCGCCGCCGTGCCGCGTTGGGTCGGTGTTCCTGCTACAACCTCATCAAGGTCTAATGCGCCACTTGAGTCGATTGTCACTTGCCAGTAGTTACTTGCATCCTGCGCCCGAAATTGAATTTCATGCTGTCCCGATGCAGGGAGGGTTGTAACTGTACACTCGACAAAACAATCTGCGGTATGCGTGAACGCGTCGCCCTGACTTCTCGACCCTGCTAATACCTGGGTAGCCAACCCATTTGCGCCATCGAATGGGGAAGGGAGCGAGACGACTTTCAAGTCGTCGGCATAGGCGTTGCTGCTCACGTAGGAGGGGCAGGAAACGAACGGGTAGAGGGCCGTCGAAATATCAGAAGAGCTAGGAAGCGCCAACGTCCATGAACCACCATTTGGTTTTACAAGCATCAAGATGCCAGATGTCCCGCCCCTATGAATTGCCGCAAATTCGTTGAAGATGTCTCGCAGAAGGCCCGATTCAACGAATCCATATTCGCCGTTGACATACAGACTGGATGTCTGATTGTTAGGCTTGTACAAGAAACGAGCGATGCCTGCTCCTGACTGGTCGGTATCCCATCCCAGGTCAACATAAGTCGCCGCGTTGGGGGTGGATTTCAGTTTTCCATAAACCGCCAGGCCCGCCGCGAGAGTTTGCAGTGGCCCCCACAGCGCCGGATCACCCGTACCTGCACCGCTGAATACAAGTTGGCTGGATGCAATCGCAACCTTGTCGGCTGTGTCGGTAATAACCAGCGTTCCCGGCCCTGGCTCGCATGTGCGCGGGGTGGTTATCGGCGCGGCGTCGTCTGTTGTGAATTGGTCAAACAGAAGCAGGCCGGATGTGATAGAAAACTGAGTTGCTGCTTCGTTGCTGTTTCCAGCCAAATCCTGACATACCCCAGCAGCAATGTCTATTGTCCCTGCGCCCGCCCCGGTTACACTCGCGTTTGCCGTAAAAACAACGTTGTCGCTGGTAGCAAGATCGGACACAGAGCCGAATACTCCCCCAGGTGTAATATCTCCAACCGCGAAGCCAGTCACCTCCTCCGAGAATGTTATAGTGATCGGCGCTGGATTAACAAATGACGGACTGCTCTCGCTCGACGTTATCTCCACCGTCGGCGCGGTGGTATCGCCCGCCACCCCTCCCCCGCCCAGCATCCCCAGCACTAGAGCCTTACGCGCTTTATTCATAGCATCCTCCTCACAGCACAAACAGCGCCAGCGTGAGCAGGCAGAAGCCCAACGGCGTCCAGGCAACCGCCGCCTTGATCTGCAGCGCGTCCAGCAGGAACGCGATTGCGGCGAGAATGAATAGAACTTTGTCCATGTCTACCTCCAATTTGTAATACTACACGACTTAATTTGTCGTTAATTTGCACAGCTTTAAGTTGTAAATTGTCCTCAAATGCTGTACAATTACTGTAGAGAGCTTAGGGCGCCGAGATGGGGTTCGCATCCTGCCAGATGGCCCATCCCCACACGCCCGTGACGAACTTCTACCTGACACTTGCCGTTACCTCTAACCCGATCATGCTTGTTCGTCATCTGCCAGCAGGAACGCCCGTGTTCAAGAGCCATGCGCGGGCGTTTCGCTTTGTACCACCTGCCATGCCGCTTTTGCAGGCATATCATGTTATCGGCTGCCATGTGTCAACCCTTCTTCAAAATAACTACTTCTGTTTTTTCGATTGGCGCTTTGCCTTTTTGGTACTGCCGGATAAAGTAACTTATCGCGTACATCATCAGCGAGTGAAGGGATACCCCCTCTTTCTCGCAGATTTCAACCAGAGCCCCGTATACGTCTTTCCTGATATAAACACCCCTTGCCCCTGGTTTGTAGTCCTCTACCTTCACATTGATGCCAGAATGCCCCCCATTCGCATCCATGCCTTTGAAGTTACGCCTTGTTCGTTTAGGCGCTTCCTCTTTCACTTCCTCTGTTTTCCACAAACCACTTACAAACTTGGGCCATTTTTTGGTAATCATTTTCTTATCCTTTCTTCTATACTTTCATCCAGTACGGCGGCGCTTCCAGCTTGATCGCTCCGTAATCGGTCCGCTTGCCAGAATATTTCATCAGTCGCTCCAGCACTCCCTTGCCGCTGGTCACGTCACCCTTGCAGTATTTCAGCACCTTCTTTAGCGTGCGCTGGTCGCCGGTTTTCACGATCTCCAGCCAGTCCTTATTGCGTATGTCGTCCTTTGGCCTCAGTCCCAATTTCTGGCTGATGTGGTCAAGGCGGTTGCTTTCAAAGGCGAATTTTGACCGGGCCATCTTCAAGGTGTCCAATGTTTTCTTGCCAATAACAGGCTCTAAGCCGTTCAATAAAAACCGCGTGTTTACCCTTTTCAAATCGTACAAATCGACATTATGCCCGGCGATAATATCGGCACTGTCCATAAGGTCGCGCAGTGGCGAAAGGATCTCCGCATCTCTCCACTCTAGCGCCTGTTCAGTCGTCACGCACCCACTGAATATCTTTTCCTGTCCCACGTAGGACGCAACCCAGCAAATGATGTAATACGACTGCTCCAGGTCGTCCGGGTTGAGGTAGCCTGATGGCACTTTCAGCCCGTAGGAAAATACGCGGGACTTGGATACTTCAAGGTCTATGTACAGGATGTTGGCACCCGTTCGGTATCCCAAAGGGATAAAGGGCGTCGTTTCTTCCTGCACATTGCCGCAGCGCCAGCAGCGCCACACTCGCAGGTCATATTCTGTTCCGTCTGTCAGCCTTATGTGGTGCTTGCGCTGGAGGCCGGTCTTTTGGTCAATGTGGCTAAACCACTTCTTCCCGCCGCATTGCTCACAATTCTGCACGGGACACTCGAGTTTTTAAGGTGCTATTCTTTACAGGCTTACCGTTTCGTCGTATACTCTGCTTAGTCGCCATGTAACTCCTGTTCCTGGCTCCCGCTCCCGCATCTCACGCGGGAGCATTTTTTATTTAGTCTAATAACACTTTT